CGGCGAAATGGCGCGGTGAAGGAATGAAAATCGTTGTGGTTTGGGTAAGATGAGAAAGCCTTGGAGGTGGGGGGTGCCCGACTCTCCGGTTTCGCGTCCGAAGATTCCATAGACGCATCGATCTCCATCGAGGAAGTCGACAAGGTGTTGTTGCTCATCGTCGGTAGGATTATTAAGAGTAAAGCAAAACCGGCGTGCTTTCGACATGGTGGGACAAAAATTAATGACTCTTGGGATTTGGGACAAAAGTGTGCTAGGTAATAGAGACTAGCACACTGCGAGCTCCCGACCCAAAATTAGCGAGGACCTCGAAATCCCACAACGGCATAATGAGTATAACACCAAGACATATACATTTCGACGACGAGGATCATCCATTAGGAGTGATCGCCAACCTCGCCGCTCAAATAAACACAGAACGTCAATACGGTTTCCCCGACTACGGTCCTAACATGCCTCGCTCATATCGAACTCCACAAGGGGCAACCCACCAAAGATTTGGACCTGAGAGGTCCGAACGAGGAAGCTTACGAGGTTCAAGAACCTCGGGTTCTGAAGGATCCAATGAAGTAGGAGCTAACCTAATCAAGTCCTGTACCTTAGGCCAACCCTATCTTTCCCTACTGCCCTACCCTAAACCAGCCCTAACCAATCTAGGGGATAGCATGGGATACGGCCTACGTACCCACGTGCATGTATGGTGTAAAGGAGCAAAAATATGTCGTCTTTTTTACAGGACAACATCAACAGACTCCAGAACAGGCGGCACATACATGATGCATTATTGCCTAATTCAAATGAACAAGGACAAAGAAATTGCCGACTCCATTGGCATCGAACCACCGTCGGGAGAAAGCGGCCTAAAACTATATGAAAAGTTTTTCCGCGAGTACACCGACAGCGAGGATACCTATCGATCGTTCCAAGACGAAGAGCTCTATCCTCAAACCAATGAAACCGACTTTAAGCAGTACAAAAACTGCAATGCCATTAACCCGGATAACGGCATGTTCAAACTCCTCATGAGGAAGCGGTTCATGCTAGAAGACATAACCACATTCAACGACGGTACATCAGGAAAACGTCGTACAGGTGCCAAAGAAGTCAAAATCTACAAACCGTTACCCCACAAGGTGACGTGGGAAAACAAAGGCGAAGCGACGCCCGAGCGACCGATCTACGAACTCTGGTGGGGATACCCGGTGTCCCCGGCCGCAAACCAAAATGTGACAGGGTCTGTGCATTACAAAACACTGGCAACGAACACAATGTATTTCAAAGACATCGGCCATGCCTAGTTTACGACGTTTCCAGCAGCGGTGGCGATACCGACGTATCCGTCGTGGAATGAGATCGATTTATCGACCTGCATACCGTACGGCTATGCGATACAGAGCCCGACCCCTCGCCAGACGCTACCCTACATGGTACTTCAATTACGGTCGTTACAGACGCCTTCGTTATTAATTAAAGTGTTGTAATATCATATCTGTCATCAGTTAATGCATCCATATTAGGAAACTCGTTACAAAATACCACAACATGTACTGGATTTGGTAGAAACTTCGTACGTGAGGCATACTTGGCTGAAAATAAAATCTGGTCTTTCAGCTTCTCGACCACGGCGTACTGGAAGAACTCCATGTGGAGTCTAGGAACGTCAAACAAAAATATCGATTTCGATGTATCGATGGCAAAAGTGAGATCGTCACGTTTCCCAACCGACAACGCCTGTACAGCTCCAGCGTACTTGCTGAAACAATATCGAACAAAAAATGATTTTCCTTTACCTCCATCTTCATCGACATAAAACATAACAGATCTATCGTCCGGCGGTAACGACAAGCGGTCGTCTAAAAGTCGCTGCCACTCTCTGAGAGACTCTCCGCTTCCGAAGCAAGGCTCTGGACGGAGGTGTTCGACCAAGTCGAGTAAACTTGATCGATATCGCAAATAGAGCGCGGGGAATGCGCGCGCAACCTCTCGCTCCGACGGAGTGGTGGCGGACTCTGTGACAAAGGCTTGGAACGCTTCGATATCGGTTCGCCGGCCTTGGCTAGCAGGGAAAACTCCGAACTCTTCAAAGTCTCCGTCTTTTTTGCAGTAATCGGATGCTTGCTGGGAAGTTCCACGGGTGGTCTCCAGATGGAGGCGCGGCGAAATGGCGCGGTGAAGGAATGAAAATCGTTGTGGTTTGGGTAAGATGAGAAAGCCTTGGAGGTGGGGGGTGCCCGACTCTCCGGTTTCGCGTCCGAAGATTCCATAGACGCATCGA